TGATAGTGCAAGAAACATCAAGAGCAAGAAAGAGTCAGGACTTAGAGCGAAAGCAAGTAGCGGCAGTAAATTTATTGATTGCGGGAACCGCAGCCCTAAAGATCGCAACCTCATGATCGTAGAAGGCGTGTCAGCGGCTTCCGCAGTTGTCGAAGCACGAAATCCAAAGACTGATGCAATTTATCTTCTTCGTGGTAAGATTACAAGCCCATTGAAGACTGATCTTACCAAGCTCATGGCAAGTACCGAAGTGGCTGATCTTACTAAGCAAATTGGGGCCGGATTTGGAAAAGACTTCGACGCTTCCAAAATCCAGTACGATAAGATTATAATCGCCAGTGATGCAGATAGCGATGGTGAGCATATTGAGTTGGAGTTGATCACTCTTTTCTTCACCTATATGCGTCCACTTATTGAAACTGGTCACCTGTATCGTGCGATTACCCCTCTGTATATTATTCGAGATAGCAAGAAAGAAACATACTGCTGGACAGAGGAAGAATATCAAGCGATCCGCAAAACCGTAAAAGGTGATGTGGTACGATGCAAAGGTCTTGGTGAACTTAATTCTCATGACCTTAAAGCAGTATGTTTTGATAATCAGCGTTATAAGAGAATTACGATTAGTGATGCGGAACAAGCAGAACGTCTACTCAATATCTTGATGGGTGGCAGCGCCGATGCCCGCAAGCAATATATCTATGATAACGCAGAAAGGTTAGGATTTAATTTTGACTGATAATATAATTGAAAGAGATATACTCGACGAAGCAAAAGATAATTTTCTTACCTACTCTAGTGAAGTCCTAACCGATCGAGCAATTCCCTCTGCGGAAGATGGACTTCTATCTTCTCAGCGCAAAATCCTTTGGACTATGGCTGAGTACCTTAAGATGGATGCTAAAAGCAAAACCAAAAAGTGTAACTCAATTGTTGGCGCGACTTTGCTTACATCTTACTTTCATGGTGACATGTCGTGCTATGGCGTACTTCGTAAGATGTCCCAAGAATATCTCATGCGTTATCCACTTATCATTGGACAAGGATCTCTTGGCACACAAGAAGATAATGATATGTTTTCTAGCTCTCGTTACACAGAAGCTAAACCATCAATCTTCGCAGACCTTATGATGAACGATTATAGTAAAGATGTAGTACCAAAGAAGGAAACCTATACTGGCGAATATATGGAACCAGTTATTCTCCCTAGCCTCTTTCCAAATGCACTTTGCAATGGTCGTCAAGCTATCGGTATTAGCATGAGCCATAGCTCGCCTAGCCACAATCTCACCGAAGTTTGTAATGCTGCAATAGCAGTTATCAATAACCCGAATATCTCGCTTGACGAACTCATGGAGATCATTCCCGGTCCAGACTTCCCGCTCGGTGGAACAATCATCAACAGCAAAGAAGTTAAATCGGCCTTTGAAACCGGTAAATCTCGCGTATCTCTTAAAGTGCGTGGCGATTATGAAATTAAGGGTCAGGACATTATCTTTACCAGCATCCCCTATCGAACTTATCGCAACAAGATTAAAGAGCAGATTGCGAATAATATTGACGTCTTCGACGAAATATTGAATGACTATGACGACGAGAGCGGACTTGGTAAGAACCGAATTGTATTCCACGTTAAGTCTGGAGTATCGGTTTCTACGGCGCTTAATAAGTTATTCGCATTAACTGATCTACAATCTACGGTATCTTACAACATGAACTTCATCCTTGATGGTACACCGAGACTCCTATCGCTCAAGCAACTTCTCAAAGCATATATCAATCATCAGGAAAAGGTACTTATAAAAGCAACTGAGTACGATAAAGCTAAGGCAGAGGCTCGTATCCATGTTTTGGAAGGACTTCTTGCTGCACTGGATGTCATTGACGAAGTAATAGCCAAGATTAAGGAATCCAAAGACCGGGCTGCCGCACGTGCAGCACTTATGTCTTTCTTGTCTATTGATGAAATCCAAGCTAATGCCATTCTTGACATGAAGCTTGGCCGGCTAACTCGTCTTGATAAGGATGAACTTATCCAAGAACTGGAAGATAAGAAACAATTTGTGGAACTATGCAATAAGATTCTTACCATACAAGAAGTGCGCAATGAGACCCTGGTAAAGAAAATTACCAAACTTCGTGATACCTATGGCGATGCTAGACGCACCCAGCTAGTAGACATCGAAGATTCTACCAAAGAAAAGAAAGAAACACCAAAACTCCCGCCTGAAGAGTGCGTGTTGGTAATTTCTGGAAATGGTGCAGCAAAGCGAATTGCACTGAAAAACTTTAAAGTTCAAAAGCGCAATACAGTTGGAGTTAAAGCAAATAGTGATTTCATTGCCTACTCCGGTAAAACGAATACCGAAGATATTCTCATGGTATTTACCTCTCTTGGCAAGATGTATCGCTTACTAGTGGAAACAATTCCAGAAGGAAGTAACGCAACTGCGGGCGTTCCTCTTTCTAGCTTAATAAACTTTGAGGATAATGAAACTCCTATGGCATATACTACATTATCCAGAGGTACAACTTACAAATACATATTCTTTGCTACGAAAAATGGTACAGTTAAAAGGGTTCCATTGGATGAATATAATAAAGTCAAGCGCACTGGCGTCGCAGCTCTTAAGTTAAAAGAAGGCGATGCGCTTGCTGCAATTACATTCCTTAACGAAGAACAAATCCTCCTCGTATCAAAGAATGGAATGATAATTCGATTTGCTACCAAAGATATGCCAATATCTTCTCGCATTGCTCAGGGTGTAAAGGGCATGAATCTTAATGACGGTGACTCTCTCTATATGGCACTTCCAGTCTCAGATTCTGCGAATCATCTTGCTATTGTTTCTGAGGGCGGCCTTGGTAAACGTGTGCCATTGACTGAGTTCGTCACACAAAACCGTGGTGGCAAAGGAGTTTCCTGCTATCCAGGAACTATTGCTGGCGTTGCATTAACTACTGATTCCGATAAAGTTCTTATCACTGGAGATAAATCTGCTATTGTTGTAGAAGCAACTGATCTCCCAGTTCTCTCTCGGTCTGCTAGTGGTAATACAATGATTAAGAATAATAATAAAGTTATCTCAATCACTAGAGTATAAAGAGGAAGATTAATTCTTCCTCTTTTGCTATTATAATTATTTTATGATATTATAATAATAAGGAGTGAAGATTATGAAAGTTTTTATTTCTATGCCAATGAACGGCAAAACAATAGAAGAAATCCTTGCAAGAAGAGAAGAGATCACTGAAGATTTAAGAAGAAGATTTCCGAATGATACAATTAATGTGATTGATTCTATCTATCACGGAGAAAAGACTGACCCAGTATGGTGTCTTGGATATTCAATTACCACAATGAATGATGCAGACCTTGTGGTGTTTGATAAAGGATGGAGAAAGGCAAGAGGCTGCAAAATCGAATATGACGTTTGCGCCTATTATGGATTCAGATTTTTGGAGCTGTAATGTTCAACAGAGATCAAGTATATGCGCTTTACCCCGGCGCTGAAGATATGATGCAGGAAGCGATGCTCATCTGGAAGCTTCCAGCGGGGAAAGAAAATATGATGAGCGAAGTATGCAGCAACGGTCAATATTTTGCAGAGGAAAAAATAGACGGTGCCTGGTATCAGTTCACTAAGGGAACAGAGGGTCAGGAGTATCTTTTTGGTAGAACTATCTCGAAAGTAACTGGTCTTATGACCGAAAAAGGCGGAAATGTACCGCATATTCTTTCTGCTCTTGATAGAGTTCCTAATGGCACTGCACTTATTGGCGAAGTGTACTATGATGGTTGTACTGCAAAAGATACTGTAACTATCATGGGGTGCCTTCCCAGCGAAGCCATCAAGAGACAAGAAAGTAAGGGTAAGATTAAGTATTATATCCATGATATTATCTTCTATGATGGCGTTAATCTCATGGGAGTCGGAGCGTGGGATAGATACCGGATACTGAAAGCTATTTGGGAGAAACATTCACTGAATGATTTTGATTATCTGCGGCTGGCGCAGGTCGTCGAGCGAGACATCGAGGAAGAAGTTGGACGTATTCTTAATGCCGGCGGCGAAGGCATGGTACTAAAAAAGAGAGATGCCATCTATTATCCTGGCAAGCGTCCTGCTTGGACAGCAATTAAGTTTAAGCAGATGGATGATGTAGATCTTGTCTGTACGCGCACTATACCGGCTACACGCGAATATACAGGTAAGGAAATTGAAACTTGGCCTTACTGGGAGCATAAAGTCGATGGTTTCCAAGTATTGTATGATGTTAATGGTATTCCTTACGAGACTGCGATCTATGATAAGGAAATCATGTGGGATCGTTCTCACTATGGAGAGGATGGTTGGGAGCCAGTTACTAAACCTTATGCAATGGGTTGGCATACCGCTATCGGCATTGGCGCATATGATGATGATGGTCACCTTGTAGAACTTGGTACAGTATCTTCTGGTCTTACCGATGAAGACCGTGCAGAAATGGGAGCCAATCCAGATGAATTTGTGGGTAGAGTTGTTTCCCTTCATTGTATGCTTATCGACAAAAAAGAAAAAACACTTCGCCATCCAGTTTTTAAAGCTTGGCGAGATGATAAAAATGCAACAGATTGCAAAATTAGTGAGGTATTTAGATAATGAAATCCAAGATTGTTTTCAAGGATAATAGAATCATTAATCTCGAAGACGTAACCAATTTTTTCTATGATGAAAGAAATAATATTGATTACGTTACAATTAGTTGCGCAGATGGTAAGGTTAAGGAGTATCAACTCGATACTATTGAAACCCTTTCTCTTAATCCAAATCATTTTATTTGACAAATCCAAAATTATTTATTAATATTTAACCATAATCAAGGAAAAAGGAAACTGGTTATGACTAGAAAACAAATTAAAAAACATGCCGCTTAGATTCTAGCTTGGGAAAAGATTCGTCAAGATCCAGATGCTTCCAAGAAATAGAAGTATGAAGCTGAATAGAATATCAATTAGCTTACTAATATGATTATGGAGCTTCCTCATGGCTAGGGAATGACTATCCTTATGGAAATAGATGATATTATCCAGCATCAAGTGGCATCAAATAATGAATCTATTAAACAAGGAGATAATTAATCATGGCAGCTATGAAAGAAGCTACACGCAAAGTTTTTGAGTATTTAAAGGCCCATAATGACGAAGATCTGACCGCAGCTGATGTTGCATCTATCCTTGAGCTTGAAAAGCGTTAGGTGGATGGTATCTTTACCTCTGCTCTACAGCGCAAGCAGCTTGGCGTTCGTATCCCTGCAGAGAGAGAAGAGGAAGATGGTTCTCATACCAAGATCAAGCTCCTCAAGCTCACTGAAGCTGGAATGGCCTATGATCCAGACGCGGAAGAATAATTAATGAAACCTGTAATTATTACCGTTTATCCGGACAACAATGGTAGAGTTCGTCTGACAATTAAAGAACTGTAGGATATGCTTGACAAGGCATACGCAGCTGGTAAGGCAGATGGCAGCTCTATCCATTATGACTGTCCAAAATAGTGGTGGTGGACTAGCGGAACTGGCACTCACTATTATAGTAATGACATTACAACTGCTGGTTCTGGCTCTAACATTACCCTTACTAGCTGTAACGACACAACCACCGGAAGCACTGGAATTACTATAAACTCATGATCTACCTTCTCATTGGTATAATAGTAGCTCTTTGTGTTGTTCTTGTCGTTTTAGCGAAGAAAGCTAGCTATCAAATTTCTGCTAATCAAGATTAGATTGAGAAGAATGAACGATTAGTTACAACCGGCTAGGTATTATAGCAAGAGAATGAAGAATTGTAGCATGAGATTGAGAAAAAGGAGAATTATCTTTCTGGAGTTCGTACCGCAGTTTAGGCGTAGGAAAATGTATTAAAATCACTTACATCTACCGCTGAGGAATTGCGGCAGTCGGCTAGAAAGCAAGCTGACGAGGAGTATCAAACAAGGTTTGACGCGCTCGCCGCAAGTTACGAATAGAAAGAAAATGAGTACAAATGTAAGTACGATCAAGCTATTGCTATTTTGAATAAAAATCTTCTATTGGAAAAAGATAAATTAGAGGATCTCGAAGCAAAATAGCGAGCCTATATTGAAGCCCAGAAGCGAGCACGAGAGATTGAAGAATAGAAAGATTTCTATCGACTAGTTCTTTCGGAATATGATGTCAGTGACATCTAGCTCCTTCGGGGCTTATAGGCAAAGTTTGTTCGTAAAGATGTTATCGACAAAATGATATGGGAAACTTACTATCGTCCTGCTTTTGATGCATTAACAGGGCGATTATTTCCCGTTGAGAAGGTTTGTGGCATTTATAAAATTACAAGTATGCTGAATTAGCAATCTTATATTGGCTAGTCAGTTGATATAAAAGAGCGATTTAGATAGCATATTAAAAATGGATTGAGCTATGCTACTGCAACGAATAAGTTGTATTAGGAAATGTATAAGCAAGGTCCAGAAAACTTTACATTCGAAATTCTTGAAAAAATACCTAGAGAAAAGTTAAACGATAGAGAAACCTATTGGATTGATTTTTATAAAACAAAAGAAATAGGATTGAATATTACCCGTGGAGGGGCATAATGAGCGAACAAATTGTTTCTACTGAAGGATTTCATTGCGTAAGCAATGCTATTGTATATGATTTAAAAGAATCGCTAATCGCGGCCGGCTACCCTATGCGTACTATTAGTCAAGATATAGTGAGCGCAGAGCTGGAGCCCGCAGATATTAAAAGGGGAATAACACTAACAAGGGCAACACTGAAAGGTAATCAAGCACATGACCAGTTCTTGTCGGGAATCCGTGTTGCTTTTGATTTACGATGCTCTAATAAAATGTGGGTTGAAGCTGAGCGTTATCGTTTCCTTACTTTTGTAAGCTCACAAAGCACTATGCATCGTATGACTAAGTTTGATTTAGAAAATCAATATAATATGTATGTCGATCCTGCTATTGTTGATATTATAGCAGATAAGGTAGTAGAATATAATTTTTGGGTAGACGAACCAGAGCGAGCTAAGAATGAATATTCTCTTAATGATGAAGAATATAAAGAACGTCTTAAAGATATGTATCTCGAAATTCTTTATAGCAACCCTGCAGGATTTGAGCTTACTGCTCGTATGACAACAAATTATCGCTGCCTTAAGAATATCTATAAGCAGCGCAAAGACCACCGACTTCCCGAGTGGCGCGAATTTTGTCGGTGGATTGAAACTCTTCCATTCGCGCATGAATTGATTCTCTGTGATGCTTGAATGATACACTTATTTTGACATTTTCATTTATTTATTGTATTATATTTATATAAGATATGTAAAGGACTAATGCAGATGAATAAATATCTAGGAATATTCGAGCAAATTTTAGCAGATTATAAAGTAGATCTTAGTGACGAGAACGTAAAAGAACTTCAAGGCTTTCTCGCCGCAATGGATGCAACAACTAGTAATAAACCAGCCTTTACAGAGATTGGTTTAGATATTCTCGCGTACTTGCAGCAAGGCCACGAGAAAAATAATAAGGCCAAGGATAT